TTTGATTGGTACGCGGACCTTGATCCTATCCGTCAACGTGTTGTGGTCGATATGGTATTCAATCTCGGTATGCCTCGTTTTAAACAATTTCAAAATATGATTGCAGCCATTGAAGCGGGCGATTGGATGGAAGCTTCAGATGAGATGATGGATAGTCGTTGGGCCCAGCAGGTTGGACTTCGAGCGTCACGCCTTGCCGAAATGATGGAGACAGGTGAGGATTCATCTGACTTTTAAAAATGAAAGAGATAGAGGCGGGGCGTATAGGTGAGGTCATCTGTCTGCTCCGACTTGCCAAGATGGGCATACAATCTGAGATCGTAAATCTCGGAACTTCAGACATAATTTCTTTTGCATACGACAGAACCTGGAGAGTTCAGGTTAAGTCAAGTCAATTAAAAAAACGATACAAGCAGGCTACGGGCTATCAGTTTTGTGTATCCAAAGGATTAAAGCCTAAACAATCACTGACTGAGGCCGACTGTGACATTGTTGCGTTAGTTGCAATACCACAAGAACGGGTGCTATTTGCACCCGTTTCTCGTTTTGCGGGAGTTAAAACTAAACGGCTAACTCCGATTCACTTTCAAGACCCCGATGTTGAATGGAACTCATGGAAAGAGTGCATGGAGTATTACGGGATAACTAACCCACCTCGCCCCAGTTGTCTCCCAATTCCTGATCCACTTTGCTTGGTACCTCAAGATCAACACAAGTCTCCATGATTTCCTTGATACGCGATGCTTGCTCCTCGGAACTGATGCTGAAGCACAGTTCGTCGTGTACGGTCAGTAGAGGGATCAATCCCTCTTTGTAGCACTCTGCCATTGCTTTCTTAGTTTGGTCGGCTGCCGAACCTTGGATCAACTTGTTCAGAGCTTTATAGGTAAACGCCCGACGAATGTTGGGGCCGTACTCTTTTTGTGCTTCTTCCAGTTTCATTGGCTTGTTGTAACCAAAACTCGCAGGCTCCCACATGTCAAACCGACACTTCCGCCCTAAGAGGGTTCTGATTTGTCCGTGTTCTTGGGCTCGTTTGGAGACTTCGCTTGCGAGTGATTTAACGAAGGGCACCTTACTATGATATGTATCCAGTAGTTCCTTCGCCTCTGGTACCGTGATATCCAACGTATTTGCCAACTTCCCTTGTCCCATCCCATACATAATTCCCAGATTGACAGTCTTCGCTTCCTTACGACTGATGCCCGCCATGTCAGCCACCATCTGGTGAAAGTCTACGTCACTTTCACGATAAGCCGAAACAATGTCATCAATGCCCCGTGTATTGAAGCGTGTACTACGATTTAAAATCGAGCAATAATGAACCAATAACCTCGGCTCTTGGCTTGAATAATCAAACGATCCCCACTTCTCTCCCTCGTCAGGAATAAACAAGCCACGAATAAGTGATTTAATTTCCGCGTCTCGTGCAGGAATTTGTTGAAGATTTGGGTTGCTCGAACTAAAACGACCAGTTACTGTCCCGCCTTCATCTGAACGCAACTGGTTAAATTCACAGTGAATCCTGCCGTTGTGTTCGTGCCGAAGGATTGAGTCAATAAAGGTGCTGTTCGCTTTGTTTAATTCTCGAAGCTTGAGAATCTGTCCCGCGACTTCATGAGGACATGTCTGCAAGAACGCCTTGGTAATCGACGGCTGGCCCGAATCCGTTTTTGAGCACTCAATTCCGTAGTGTCCCAAGACTGAGGCCACGCTTGTTGCCACCCAGGGTTCAACCAAAATTCCCGTCTGCCGCTTGATCTCCGCCGCAATTTCTTTCTCTCGCTTGGCTAATTTAACTTTTGTTTGCGCGGCTTTATCAACGTCGACTCGTACTCCGCGTGAGCGCATTTCAAGCATCAAAGGAATTAAGCTGGTTTCGAGTTCAAAGATTGAGGTCAACTCATTTCTCTGAAGTTCGTTTTCAAAATGATTCCAAAGCTTCAGGGTCAGTGCGGCGTCCTGCTCCGCATATTGTCCCACATATTTAGCCGGTAGTTTCCACATTTCTGCTTTTGGATCGATCCCAAAATCTGCGGCGGCAGCACGTAGCATCTTTTCGTTTTTTCTGTCGCCCAAATAATCGCGTCCTAAGTTGTTCAGCGAATAAGAGAACCGATTTTCGTCAAGCAAAGGTGCCGCGATCATCGTATCAATAATCTTGCCTTCGACTGCTGCTCCTGCATGGCGTAACCACCCAAGGTCATACGTTGCGTTGTGGAAAACCTTGGGGATATTTGGCGTTGCCATTTGCTTCTTGAGCCACTTCATTACGCGTGAAGCTTCAAGATTACCCCCGCCCTGATGCGCGATTGGATAGTAGCCATTAAAATCACCGGCGGCGACCGCAACACCTACTATGAAACCATCGCCCCGAGCCCAGCCGGGACCTAGAGTCATGAGATTAGGGTCGCATGTCTCCAAGTCTACGGCGATGTAATTGGACTGGGTAAGGTCAGGAAAGACTTCAGGGGCGCACCAATCAACCTCCAACATGTCCATTTCTAGGCGTTCTAAGAAGTTGATTGTGCTTTTCTCTTTAGGCATCGTCCCACTCCGACATAATCATTTCGATATCACCTGGGATCATGAATATCGCAAAATTGCTATATTCGGGTGCTAATTCGTCCCAAAAGTACTCCCAAGCTTGGCCCTCGGATCTTTCGCTTGAGGCCATGATCAAATCAACAATTACCTCCGCGTCATAGACCAGTTTGTTTTCACTCGACTCTGTTCTGGGTGAAATGCCAATGCATGCGTAATCAAAGTTTTCTGGTAGTTTTTTCATCCTATTCTCCTTTTTAATTCTATACTCAAAGTTTTTATGCCAGTCTGGATTCCGACATAGAACCCAAGCAATTGAAGAACCATACGCGATCCGCGTAGAGTTAGGGCGAAACTCAATTTCAGCTCCTTCTGCCCATGCGTGAATTACGTCGGCATGCAAATGCCTCATAATGGATATCCATATTTTGTCTGTGGATGGATTATATGTAAGTTCTCACGAGTTCTTGTGACCGCTGTATAAAACACTCGATGCTCATCGTCAGGTGTTGTTTGCAAAGTCTGATATGGCATGTAACCCATATCTGTCAGCAGGACGATGTTGTTGTCCTCGCCACCCTTCATGCGATGTATTGTCGACAGCTTGATTCTTGGGGATGTTTCAATTCCCCCACGTCTTTGAATAGCATTTAGATAAAATTGTTCCTCGGGAGAGAGCTTGATAATAGAACTTGCAGCTTCTGTAACTGGCCTAAGAAATCCGTGATGCTCCACCAAATCGGAATAAGACAACTTGGACTGTGGATCAATGAGACTAAGTCCTTGAATTGAACCACGTTTAACGACTGCTTCTGCTCCCTGTTTTGGAACTGCTGAATACAATAGCTTCGCGTCTTCAACTCGCAGGGAGAGTCCATCTTGGAGAAACGACCAGAGTTGCATGGCCCGCAACTTGTTCTCATTAAAAGAGAGCCTGCCGTTGTGGCTGAATAAAACTCCATCGTGCCGAAACTCCTCTGCAATATTTCGGAGAGCCATATTGGTCCGAGACATAATAGTCCAAGAACCCTTTCTCATATCAATGTCCTCCACACGAAAATGCCTATAGACCCCACCCTGTCGATCCGTAGGCAACCACTCCTTTGGTTGGCGGTGACCGATCTTTTGAGATATTTTAGCGGATAAGGCATGCACAAAACTCGGCACACGATACGACTGACCTAAGATCTGCCTATCTTCACAGATGTTGATCATGTCATCAATCCGCACGCCCTGGTAACGGAAGATCGCCTGATCGTCGTCCCCCGCATAATAAATGCGTTCCGCATTGTTCTTCATGACTTGAACCTGGGCCCATTGAAGTGGAGTCAAATCCTGACACTCGTCCACAATCAATAGATCAAGTGCTGGTGCCGTCTGTTGTTTAACCATGCCGTCAATCATGTCAACAAAGTCAAATTTTTGATGCATTTGTTTATACAATGTGTACACAGTTTCGAGTTTTTCTAACAACTGCCAATGGATGTCGTAGTCCGCAGCTTCTCTGTATTCCCGCTCAAGAGGAATCATCCGAAGCCTTGCACGAGCAATCATGTCCAGATACCGGTTCCCGATCTTGGCGCTGTTAAATAACAGACCATCGTCATCGCGGACATTGCGGCCATCTATCTGCATACCCATTTCGTAACCGATCTGTTGCAGATCCTCATCCCCGATCATGTTGTCGGAGTTGTAGCCTAACCAACGGTATCCCATCGAGTGAAGAGTACGGAAATACGGTACGTCCTTTTCCTCTAAGTTAAGTTCACGACCGGCGCGTTCCCGTGCTTCGTTGATCGACTTCTTGGTAAAAGACACAAAGCCAATTTTGTCTGGCGGTGTGCCATTGGCCAACGCTTCTCTGACAATATTAATCAGCGTGTAAGTCTTGCCGGTGCCCGGAGGCCCGAAGATTAATGTTTCACTCATCACTAAATTTCCTATCATTGACCCAATTCTCAACATCCTCAAGCCACCACCTGTGAGCTTTTCCACTAAACTCAATCGGTTTTGGAAAACCTTCCGCCTTCATCCAACGACGGATCGTTCGAGGTGAAACCGTAAGCAGTTTAGCCACCTCTGTTATTTTCAATAATTGTTTAGAAGGGTGGTTCATAATTGTTTTCCTCTACAGGTAGTTTGGACTCCTCGTTGATAAGTTCAGGTATCCACCACACACGGACCCCTTTCCATTCATTCTGATCAGTCTTATAACGGTA